ACGGCCAACCGGCTCGACGACGGCATCGACGTGCTACGCGCCTGGGGGTTCGATTACGTCACCTGCCTCGTTTGGGATAAATCGCGTATCGGCATGGGTCGATGGGTGCGGGACCGGCACGAGATCCTCCTCCTCGGAAAACGCGGCAACTTCCCGGCGCCGATCCCTGGTACGCAGAGCGCGTCGGTCCATGCCGAGGTGAAGGGCGAGCACTCGGCCAAGCCCGTCTATTTCGCGGAGATGATCGAGAGGCTCTATCCAGACCTCCCGAAGCTGGAGCTGTTCCAGCGACACGAGAGCCTTGTGGCCGGCGACGTTAGGCTGAACGGCAACTGGACGTTCTGGGGCAACCAGGCGGGCATGACGAAAGGCGAGGAGCAATCCTACGAGGATTCTCGGGATGGGCGCGCCTGTGTGACAAAGGAAGAACTAGCCGAGTTCAAGGCGCTGGGCGCGGTCGACGGCGGATGCATGGGCGGCGGTCCGCTGCTCGACGAGATGATCGCTCTCGGTCTGGTCTGGCCTTCTAATCCACCGCAATTGACGATCGGCGGCGCCGCGCGCCTGCGGGAACTGGAAGACAAGGTTAAGCGGGCGTCAGATGGCGACGCTGTGAGATGCGCGAAAGGCGAGGAAGCGTGATCAGCATCCTCGCCATTCGACCCTCCGCCGACGTGATGAACGCGTTCGACGCTCTGCCGAAGGATTTGCGCGAAGCGATCGCCTCGGCGCCATTTGCATTCGATCCGGAAGAGATCGGCCAGCGCCTTGCCCGCGGCAGGTCGGCCGACTCAGTCGTCCGTGAGATCGATCGGGTTAGCGGGGGCGCGGCGTGACGCAGTTCCTCCCCATTATCGAAGAACTTGCCGATGCGCCGGACCATGCGGCGCGGGCGCGATGGCTGCTCGAAGTGCCGCTCGCGGTGATCATTCGCGACCAGGTGACGATCCAGCGGCTGCTCTCTGCGGCCGGTTTTCACGACGGCCTAGGCTACTTCGCAGCCGAGATCGCGGCGCTTTCAGCGACGCGCGGCCGGGACGGGCTCGCGCCGAGCACGATCCGCATGACGCGGGAATACGCCCGCATCGGAATTCAGATCATTGCGCGCGGGGGCGCGGAAGGAGAGAAGTATGCTGCAGCTGGTTGACCGGAGACGGTCGCGCTCGGCGGCCGCCATGAGCGGCAAGATGGATGAGCTGCAGGCGCTGGCCGCCGTCATCCTCTGGAAATCAGGTCATTTCGACACGTTCGACCTCGCCTCCGTTCTTGGCGTCGGCGAGGACGCTGTCTGCCGGACGCTGCAGGCGGCGTGGCATTTGGAAAGGGGGTTGGCGTGAGCATTGCCATCATGTCGCAGCTCTTCAAGGCGCATCTCGGCTCGACAAACCGGAAGATGCTGGCCGTGCGCCTGGCTGACTTCGCCGATGACGACGGCAAGGGCATTTGGCCGACCGTTGGCCGTCTTGCCCAGGAGACCGAGCTTTCCGAACGTTCGGTGCAGCGCATCCTCGCCGAGTTCGTCGAAGAGGGGTTGCTTGTCGTCGTCAGGAAGGGCGGCAGCAAGCCGGGAGAGGCGACCCGATATGATTTCAACATGGCTGCCCTCGCACGGTTGAAGGCTTCGAAAACCGCCCTCGACGGGTGTCATGGTGTCACCCATGACACAGTGTCACCCGTGACAGCGGCGACGCCAATGGGTGACACAGACGACGTCTACGGGTGTCACGGTGACACCCAAACCGTAATAGAACCACCAATAGAACCATCAGAGAGAGAGGGTGCGCGCGAAGGCGATTTGAAGGATCAGGACGATCCGGCGAAATTCGGCAAGCGGGTGAAGGCTCTCGAGATGGGAACGGCGAACAATCCGTGGCCGGGTGCGATCGCCTCCTCCACGGCTTGGGCTCTGCAGCAGTTTGAGAAGCTCACGGCTGAAGAGCGTCGGTTGGCTGAGGAGCGGCGCGACGCATACCTTGCCGAGTGCAAGGCGCAGAAAGTCAAGAACGTCGCTCTCGGCGTTTATTTGCGAGACAAGAAATTTCTCGCCATCTCGCCGCTCGCCGGGAAGGTACAAGCGACGAGCACAAAGATCCCCGTTGCTCCGTTCGGGCCGGTATGGGCCGGAATTCGGGTGCTGGCGCTCCTCGATGGGCCAGAACCTGTCGAGATGCCTCTCGGTGTGCGTGATCGTATCAGGCAGACATTCGAAACGCTGATGCGCACCAGCGAAGCGAGGGCACGATCATACGTCGGCGGAAAAGGGGTTTCCGTTGGGCCCGGTGGCGAATTGATCTTTCCGGATGACTTCGACCAAGCAGAGTTGCGGCGCCGCGTCGTCGAGAGCGGCTATCCGCGGGCCAATGATCTGCACGCGCAGGCAAAGAATCGCGATCGCACTGTTACCGAGGCTCGTTTCGAGGCGCTGGCAGATCTTTGTGAGCCAGTGCCTGTCGGGTCAGAGCTTTTCGAACGCTGGCGGGACTATCACGAGGCCGCCGGCTGGCCATTCGTTCCAGATCCCGGCTCGATGCCCGTCGTCTATTTCCCGAAGGGCGGACCGGAGAGACTTCACCATTTCGAGACCGCCGCAAGGGCGGCACTGAGACAGGAGCGGAGCAATGATCATGCAGCGTAGGATCTCCGGAAGCCCGATCGCGCTGCAAGGCCGTGAGCGGTTCTCGGACAGAATTCGGCGAATCACAGCAGCGAACTTGAGGGCAGCATCTATGAAAGTGACGGAAATGAACCCCGAAAATGCCCGTTGGTACTGCCTTCATGTGAAGAGCGGCAAAGAATTTGATGTGGAAAACGCATTGACGGAAGCGAATGTCGAGGCGTTCATGCCGCGAGAAAGGGTTGTTCTAGTGCGCCACGGTCGGAAAATCGAAAGCGACCGCCCCTTCTTTCCGAGCTACCTGTTGGTGCGACTGGTGCCAACTCCGGAAGCGTTTCATGGCCTGCGGTACCAGAAAGACGTACTCGATTTCGTCGGTGGGCCGGCTGGATACCATGTCATCAACGATGCAGATGTAGTTGTTTTTAAACGGCTCTCTGATGGTGTTGAGGCGCCCAGAGTAGCAACCGATAAGTCGTTTCGTGATGGGGATCAGGCCGACATCGTGCTTGGGCCGTTCGCCGGATTCAGGTGCGTTGTGACGGCTGTGAAGTGGTGCCGGCAGGCAAAGGCGAGCGTGCGAATTGACGTACAGGGCAGGCCATTCGATATCGAAAGCATGCCTCTTGCGTTTCTCCGGAAGCTATGAGAGTCATTTTGCACGGACGAGCCGGAAGACGTTACCCTCCGATCCCCTAGCCAAGCGCTAGGGCAGAGCAGGCAAGAAGCCTCAGGGACAACGCTCCAGCCCCACGCCCAAACAGCCTCCAGGCGGAGGCACCGACTCAGGGCCAGTGCTACTGCTATGTTTATGTGATGGGCGACCGTGAGGTCGCCTTTCTCCGTTAAGGTTATGGCAGGCCGTTTCGGAGCTTCTGATGTTCGACGCTCAGATCAAAGTCGATCTCCAGCAGTTCAATCGATCCCTGACGGATATCGAGCGGAAGCAGCTTCCCTATGCCCTCATGCTCACGCTGAATGAGACGGCTAAGGGTGGTCGCCTCGAAGTGCAGCGAGAGATGGAAAGGGTCTTTGATCGGCCCACCCCTTACGCAAAGCGGGGCGTCATCTATGACCGGGCATCGCGGCAGAACCTGCGGGCAGCGGTTGTTGTGACCGGCGACCGCACGAAGGGCGGATTGCCTGCCACGGCATTTCTCAGTCCGCAGATCGAGGGTGGGATGCGCACCCATAAGGCCTTCGAGCGGCAGCTGGTCGATCGCGGATTGATGCAGCGGAACCTGGTGGCCGTGCCAGCAAAGCGGGCGACGCTCGATCGGTACGGCAACATGACGCAAGGATTTCTGAACCGTGTCATGGCCGACCTGCAGATCGACTATCGTGGTGCAGGTGCTACCCGTACCCGCACATCATCGTCGCTCAAGCGGAACAAGAACTACAAGAACGCCCGGTTCTTCGTGCCGAAGCAGCCTTCGCACCTCTACCCGGGCGTTTACCAGCGCGATCCGGCAACGAACGCCATCCATCCGGTGATCCTGTTCGTGCCTCAGGTTTCGTATCGCATCCGTCTCCGCCTGCGCGAAGTCGTCGAGCGATATGTGGTTGCCAACGTCCACGATCATTTCGCCGTCGCCTTCCAACGGGCAGTGCGGACGGCGCGATAACAGGAGAATGCTATGAGGCACCAGGTCCTACGAAATGGCGCGACGATGTTTATCGCCGCGCCAACTGGCAAAAATCTATTCCTTTGCTGCGAGTCCGAGTTGGTTGCGACTGGCATTCAGGGTCGCCTGAAGGACATCGACACCAAACTTGAGGGCTTCCGCCTCAGTCTGTATCGAGATGCCTTCGGTGACGGTGCCCTTGGCATCACGGATCACGACTTCCTCTAATGCGTCAAACCATTCCTGGCCTTTGCCTTCGTTAAGTTTAGCCAGTTCCTCGATCGTCACTCGAAGTGCTGATTGAACCGCGACCAAGGCGGCGGCTAACTTCCCCTCGTCGAAATCCGGGATTGATGCGATGTGTTCGTTCATGTGTTGCTCCTTTGCAGCTTCAAGCAACCACAACGGGCATCACTAGTCTACCGTTCAGCGCGAAGGGCTCGCGGGTCCTTCCTGGCATCCGCCAGCCTGCGGGTATTTGGCACGGCAGAGGTTGTCCAGTCTGAGCGATTTTTTGAAGCCTAAAGTCACAGCCTAAACTAAAGAGCGCGGCTAAAGTCGGACCTAAAATGACACTGTCCGCTGAAACCATGACAAAGGGCGCCTTCGCCGCGCATATCGGCGTGAGTGCCGGTCGCATCTCGCAGTACATCGCTGAGGGCAAGATCTACGGCGATGCGCTCGAAGGCGATGGCAGGACGGCGAAGATCAGGCCGGCGATCGCGCGGCAACAGCTCCAGAAGACGCTGGAGCCGTCGCAGCGGTTCGGGGCCAACGGTGCGGCCGTTCTCAAGCCGGTGGCCGCGCAACCTGCATTGCAGCTCGCTCCGTCCGATGGTGCATCCGCGCCGCCGCCGCGGTTGACGTTCACCGACGATGTTGCCGACCAACTCGCGGCCGAGCGCCTTCGCCAGCAGCAGATCACGACGGCACGACTTGAACGCGAAGAGGCGCTGGAAGTCGGCCGTTACATGCTTACCGACGAGGCCAGACGCCAGACGGTGCGCGCCGTGTCCGAGGCCTTCAAGGTCATGGAACAAGGCATCCCGGAAATGGCAAAGGCGATCGCGGCCCAGTTCGGCGTGCCGATGCATGACGCGACGCATGCCCTGTTGAAGGTGTTTCGCGATGTTCGCGCGAAGAAGGCAGCCGGCTTTCGCACCGCCGCAGACGAGCAGCCGGAGCACATCGAGGACGAACAGCCGTGACGATGCTCTATAATCCCGAGCGGCTGATCTACGAGGTCCTCGCCGAGATCTGCGAGCCGCCGCCGGCCGTCGACTATCTCAAGTGGGCGAAGGAGAACATCGTTTTTTCGGAGCGCATCACGGACCACCCGGGGCCGTATAACGAAGACCTGGTGCCGTTCTTCTCGGAGATCCTGCGGGCGTTGTCGCCGGAAGATCCGTGCAACATCGTGAGCCTGGCGAAGTCGGCGCAGATCGGCGGCACCATCTGCGCCAACATCTTCACGCTCGGCTCGCTCGACATGGCGCCCGGCGATTTCCTCTATGTCCACCCGACGGAGGAGAATGCCGCGCGCTGGTCGAAGACGAAGCTGATGCCGCTGGTGCGCGAGATGCCCGCCATCGCCAAGCTGTTTTCGCAGAACAGCCGCGATGCGAGCAACTCGGTGCTTTACAAGGAACGCATCGACGGGCGCGGCGCCATCCAGGCGGCCGGTGCCAACTCGCCGGCGGGCCTGTCGATGATCTCGCCGCGAAAGCAGGTCCAGGACGATCTTGCCAAGTGGCAGATGAACGAGGCCGGTGATCCGGAGGTTCAGGCGGACAGCCGCAGCAAGGCGTTCTTCAACGGCAAGATCTTCAAGATCTCGACGCCGATGGTTTCGCCGGGTTGCAAGATCACGTCGAACTATCAGGAAGGGACGCAGGAGACCTACCACGTCCCGTGTCCGCACTGCCACGAGCTGCAGGAGCTGCGCTGGGAGAACATGCGGGATCACATCGATCCCGAGCATACCGAGCAGGCGCATTTCGTCTGCATCCATTGCGGTTGCGAAATCCACGAGCATCATCGCGAATGGATGGTGAAGCCGGAAAACGGCGCGAAGTGGGTTGCCAAATATCCGGAGCGCGGCCGGCGCCATCGATCCTTCCGCATCTGGATGGCCTATTCGCCTTTCGAGCGCTGGGAGAACCTGGCGCGCGAGTGGCTGACGGTCCAGGCCGGCGGACCGGAGAACCGGGAAAAGGGTTCCGGCGCCGAGCAGACGTTCTGGAATGACTGGCTCGGGCTCGCTTTCGAGGCGGACAACAAGGCGATCGACTGGGAGGTGCTCCGCGATCGCGCCGAGGACCACGGTTTTCAGCGCGGTGTCATCCCGGCCGAGGCGCTGGCGCTGGTGCTCGGCATGGACGTCCAGGGCGATCGCGTCGAGTGGTTGCTGGTCGGCTATGGCAGAAACCGGTACCGGGCCGTCATCGACCATGGCGTCGTCGACCATCGCGCCGGCAGCCACCTGGCCGACGCCAAGGAACATTCCGGCCATATCTCTGAGCCGGAGGTTCGCGCCGCCCTCGACCGGCTGCTGCAGCGCGAATGGCTCGACGATGCCGGCCGCAAGCGCACCGCCGACCGGGTCGCAATCGACGGCAACGCCTATACCGACGATGTCTGGAACTGGGTTCGCAAGCATCCGAAGTCGCGCGTCATCATGGTGCGCGGCGGCAATACGGAAGCCGCGCCGCCGATCGTGCAGACGAAAGAGTACGACCGAAAGGGCAAGCCGAAGAAGCAGAAGTGGTCCTCGCGATTCTTCACCTTCAACGCCTCGGCCTTCAAGATCCGGCTCTATCGGGACTACAAGAAAGACGATCCGGAGCAGGCGGGCTACATCCGTTTCGCCCGCGGCTTCGGAGACGATTTCTACCAGCAGGCCACATCGGAAGCCCGCGTCCCGGAGAAGACCCGGAGCGGTCACACCCGCTACGTCTGGAAGCTCGCCGAGGGCAAGCGCAACGAAATCATCGACATGCTCAATCAGAGCCTGGCCGGTGCCTATCGCTGGGGCGTGCCCTATTGGACCGACGAGGAATGGGACGCGATCGCCGATCGCCTCGGCCGGCTCGAAGCGCCGCAACAGGGTGATCTCGAGGATCATCTGAACCAGATCGCCGTCAAGACCGAACCTGCCGCAGGCCAAAGCGCCGCGGCAGAACAGCAATCGCCGCTCGTCGCTGCCGCCCTCGCGCGCGCCGCACGGGCAGCGCAGCGAAACCGCTAGGAAGACCCATATGGCACTGACCGAACAGGAACGCGCCGTGCTTCTGGCACGCCTCGACGAAGCACGTGAGGCCTTGCACCAGATGGAGATCGGCCGCGCCGAGGTGTCGCTCAGCTATAACGGCGAGAGCGTCACCTATGCCGCGACCAATATCGGCGCGCTGCGTCAGTATGTTCGCGACCTCGAGGCAAAACTCGGCCTTCGCCGCTTTGCCAGGGCGCGCAGCCGGGGAGTGATCTTCGGATGAGCGGCGACGTCACGATCCTCGGCCCGGACGCGAAGCCGCTTTCGCCGGCAGTTCGTGCCGCTGCACGTGTGCAGGTCGCGAAAAACCGGCTGATGGCGTCCTCGGCCTACCAGGGTGCATCCTACGATCATCCGTCCTTCGCCAAATGGCGGCCGGGAACCTGGTCCGGTCAGTCGGCGCTGACCTGGTCGCGCTCCGAGCTGGTCGACCGGCTGAACGATGTGGCGCGCAATGACGGCTGGGGCGCCGCCGGCACCTCGCGCCTCGTCGACAACATCATCGGCTCCGGCTGGACGCTCGCCGCCCGGCCGAACCATGTTTCGCTCAACATAACGTTTGAGCGGGCGGAGGAGATCGCCGACAAGATCGAGGCCCTGTGGCGCGATTATACGCAGGACGTCGACAAATGGTGCGACGCCGAGCGGACGAAGACGATGGCCGGCATTCTCGGCCTTGCCGCCCGTCAGCGGTTCGGTCCCGAGGGCGAGGCCTTCGGTGTCATCATCTGGCAGGACAATGCGCCGTTGTTCCAGACGGCAATTCATGTCGTCGATCCGGCCCGGTGTTCAAACCCGAACGGGCGCATAGACGAGGAGTTCCTGCGCGACGGCGTTGCCATCGACGGATACGGCGCACCGGTCGGCTACCACTTCCGCAAGTCGCATCCCGGCGAGTTCTTCGCCGGCAATACCGGCCTTTGGCACTGGGAGTATGTCGAGCGGGAGACCGAATGGGGCCGCCCGATCGTCGTGCACGCCTACGAGCAGAAGCGCGCCGGCATGACGCGCGGCGTTTCCGACTGGGCTCCGGTCATGCGGTCGATCAAGCAGTCGACCGACTACGAGGATTATGAGAGCCAGGCGGCAATGCTGAACGCTGTCATGGCTGCCTTCATCGAAACGCCCTTCGATCCGGAGGAGATGCTCGAGGCGATGGGCGCGGATTACGGCAATGACGGTATCGCCAAGCTCTTCGGCGAAATGTCGGCCGCGCAGAAAGCCTATTACGGGGCCGCACCGATCGATTTGCCCGGCGTTCGCATCAATACGCTGCAGCCCGGCGAAAAGGCGACGCTGACCAAGCCGGAGCACCCGAATGCCAATTTCGAGGCCTTCGTCAATGCGGCGCTGCGCAAGGTCGCGAGTGCGATCGGCGTAACCTACGAGCAGCTCACCATGGACTGGAGCCAGGTGAACTATTCGTCGGCACGCGCCGCACTTCTGGAAATCTGGCGCGGCTTCACCGCCAAGAAGGGCGGCTTCGCCTCGCAGTTCATGGCACCGATCTATCGGGCATGGCTCGAGGAGGTGTTCGACAAGGGCCTGATCGAGCTTCCGGCGGGCGCCGTTCCCTTCGAACAGAACCCGGCTGCCTGGTGCCATGCGGACTGGATCGGCCCCGGCCGAGGCTGGATCGACCCGCTGCGCGAGGCGCAGGCCGCCAGCGAGCGGCTCGCCGGCAATCTCACCACGCTCCAGCAGGAAGCGGCCGAGCAGGGGCGGGACTGGAAGATGGATGCACAGCAGCGCGCCCGGGAACGGGCCTTCTACGAGCGGCTCGGCCTCGATCCCGACCCGGGCAAGCCCGAAGCCAGATCGCAGGCGAGTGCGGCTCCGCCAGCCGAGCCGGGCGACGAAACCGAGGAAGAGGTCAACGGACGGACCTCGGCGCGTCGGCATCCGGCCGGCATCCCGAGGATCTCCAGAAGGAAAACGGCATGAGGAACTATCCCGAAATCGCCAGCCGGATGTTCGGCACGCCGCTGATGCTGCATCCGTCGAAGGGCGACATCATTGCGCGGGCTTTCGGCCCGCGTGTTCTCGGCCAACCGGACGCCACCGCTCATGTTGTCGGCGGCGAACAGATGGGTCTGATCGGGGACCCGTTGGCAGAGTGGGTCGACGATCGCGATCTGCGCGAGCAAAACGGCATCGCGTTCATCGATATCGAAGGCTCGCTCGTCAACAAGGGAAAATGGATCGGTAAGTCATCCGGCCTTACGAGTTACGAAGGCATCATTTCTCAGGCGAATATGATCGAGAAAGATCCGTCGGTCCGTGGTGTGATCTACGAAGTCGATTGCTTCGGAGGCGAAGTGACCGGTGCGTTTGACTGCGCCGAGCGGCTCTATGAGTTGTCGCAGGTGAAGCCCACCATAGCCGTTTTGACGGATCATGCTTGCTCGGCAGGCTATCTGCTCGCGTCTGCAGCCCGTCAGTTGGTCATCCCTCAGACCGGCATTTGCGGCTCGATCGGTGTCATCTCGATGCATGTCGACATGAGCGCCTGGCTCGCAAAGGAAGGCCTCAAGGTCACCATCCTGAAAGCCGGCGAGCACAAGGCCGACTTCAATCCATATGAGGCCATCCCCGATGATGTGCTTCAGCAGGAACTCGCCGAGCTCGAGGAGCTCCGCGTCGAATTCGCAGCGACCGTCGCGCGGTACCGTGCCGGCCGGCTGACACAGCAATCCGCTCTCGCCACTGAGGCGCGGGTCTATCGCGGACAGAAGGCGGTTGATGCCGGCCTCGCCGACGCGGTTGCACGCCCTTCGCAGGTTCTCGAAGCCTTCGAAGCTGAACTGAGCCGGACAGCCGGCTAACCCCAACATCAACTGGAGACGACGAATGTCGAACTTGACGCGTAGCAGCGCGCTCACGCGGAGCGTGCTCGCCGCCATTAGCGGCAAGAAGGGCTCCCGGCTGGAAGACGAGCGGCCGGAAGACGAGGAAGTGCTCGAAACCGAAGAGGAGGACACCTCCGCCGAGGATAGCTCTTCCAATCCGGAGAGCGAGACCGAGGAAGAGGACACCAGCGCCGAAACCGAGGGAGAAGAGACCGACGACGGCAAGACGTCTGCAAGCACCGTCCGCCGCGCCGAGCAGGGTCGCATCCGCTCGATCCTCATGCATCCGAAGGCCGAGAGCAATCCCGGCCTCGCCGCCGAGCTTGCCTTCGGTTCGAGGTTCTACTCGGCCAAGGAAGCGGGTGCGCTTCTCTCCTCTGCCTCCGCCGGCGGATCGCGCCTTGGCGGTCGAATGGCCGGAAAGAGCCCGACGCTCGGCGCCGGCACACCGGGCGGCGGCAAGGCCACCGAGAAACAGGCGGTGATCTCCACCGTCCGCTCCACCATCCTGGCCCGCCACGGCCGTAACCGGAAGGATTCCTGATTATGGCAGAAGCAACCTTCGCCCCGAACGACCTGCTCGTCTCCGACGTGCCGGTCATCACCCGCAACATCACCATCGTCAGCGGCCAGAACCTCAAGCGCGGTGCTGTCCTCGGCAACGTCACCGCATCGGACAAATACACCCTGTCCGCTTCGGCCGCTGCTGACGGCTCGCAGACGCCCGCCCTGGTGCTGGCGACCGATTGCGATGCATCCGCCGGTGACGTCGTCGCCGCGGTTTACGCGAGCGGCGCCTTCGATTCGACGAAACTCATTCTGGGCGCCGGACACACGGCCGCTACCGTCGAGGCCGCTTTCCGCAAGGCAGGCGCTCCCCTCTACGTGCGCGTCCTGAAGTAAGCCCGAGATTGAAAGGACACCACACACATGGAAGAACTTCTCCTCTCCACCGCGGAACTCGTCGCGGTTCTGCCTCCCCGCGACCGCCCGGAAGCATTCCTGCGCGATCGCTATTTCTCCACCACGGTCCTTTCCGACATGGAACAGATCGTCTTCGACAAGATCCTGCCCGACCGTGAGCTCGCGCCGTTCGTCCATCCGGACGTGCCGGGTAAGGACTCGGCCAACCGCGGCTTCAAGGCGACCAGCTTCACGCCGGCTTACGTCAAGCCGCAGAATACGCTTCGCCCCGGCGGCAACATGATCCGTATGCCGGGCGAGCCGATCGGCGGCCGCAACTCGCCGGCGCAACGCTACGCCTATAATCTGGCGACGATCATCGACGACCAGGATCAGCGGATCACCCGGCGCGAGGAATTCATGTGCTCGCAGGTCATCCGCACCGGCCAGGTGATCGTCGAGGGCGAGGACTATCCGACGCAGACGGTCAACTTCGGTCGCAACCCTGCGCTAACGATCGCGCTTGCCGGCGCTGCCCGCTGGGGCGAGGCCGGAGTCGATCCGATGGACGATGTCGAGGCGTGGGCGCAGCTGCTTTCCGATACCAGCGGCTTCACCGCTCGCGAGGTGCTTCTCGGCCCGGGCGCAGCGGGTCTCCTGAAGAAGTCGCCGCGCTTCCTCGAGGCGCTCGACAACAGGCGCCAGGATGGCGGCATCATGCAGCTGGGCCCGGTCAGCACCGGCGCGGAGAACAAGTATTACGCGGTTCTCGGCACCATCGGCGAGCTGACGTTCATCCAGTATTCGCAGCCCTATACGGTTGGCGGGGTGCGCAACAACTTCTGGCCGTCCATGGGCGTCGGGATCTTCGATCCCTTCGGGTTCATGGGCCACTTCGCTTACGGCGCCATCCTCGACAATGACGCGCTCCTGTCGATGGAGCGCTTCCCCGACATGTGGCGGGAAAGGAACCCGTCGCGAACCATCGTCCAGACGCAGGCAGCACCGCTTCCGATCGCTCCGGAGCCGGACGCCAGCCTGTTCGCGCTGGTGCGGTAACAGCCATTTCATTCAGCTCGAGCCGGACTTCACGCCGGCCGAGCGACCCCAGCCGAAAGGAAACCAACATATGCGCCTGCTTAGCTTCGCACATCACTTCAGCCGATTGTTCGTTCTCGCTGACGTCCTCGTGGCGGTAGCGACGATCGTTGCATCCTGTGTTCTGGCCGTCGTCCGGTACGGGGCCAGCGTCACATGGCATTCTCTGCAGAGCTTCGGTATCGCGGCCTATCGCGTCGTCGGCTCTCTCAAGCCCGTCTATCGCGAGAGCTACGATACCCACGGCCTCAGTTTCGACGCGGGCCGAATGCGCTGCTGATCCCGCATGACTGAATAGGGAGCCGGACCCATGGACCGGTTTCCCATGTCTCCAATTGTGCCTTCAGGCATGTCGTCCGGTTCGTAGCAAGCGAGCCTTGGAACTTGAAAGGACGCTCCGATGAGCAAGAAAACCGAGCAATTCAATGTGACCGTCAAAGTCGGCAAGAAATCCTACGCGCCTGGCGAACCGGTTCCGGTCGGTACCGGCGGGATTACGGCCGAGGAGGCGGAAAATTTCCGCAAGAACTTCGGCGCCTTTACCGCTGGCCCCGAGGCTACGGCCGCGGCGCCCGTTCCTTCTGTCGATCTCGACAGGCTTCGCGAGACGATCGAGAAGCTCTCGGGCGACAACGACAAGCTGTCGGCCGACAATGACCGGCTGACGGCGGAACGCGACAGCGCGATCGGCGATCGCAACACGCTGCTGAAGCAGAACGAGCAGCTTGAGACCGACAATGCGACGCTGGCCGCCGAAGTCAGCAAGCTTCAGGCTGAGGCGGAAAAGCTTGAGGCTGACAATGCGACCCTGGCCGGCGAAGTCACCAAGCTTCAGGCCGAGATTAAAAAGCTGACGGCTCCGAAATGACGCCGCGTCCCGCCATGTTCGAAAGGATGGGGCCGAAGTTCGCCAAGGCCTTCGGCAATGCCGATGCCGTGTTCACGGTCGACGGCGTCGCCAGGCCTGCCGTGCGGGTCATCCTGCGAGTGTGGCGGGAAATCGATCTGGCGGAGGAGCAGGAGCAGGCCGTCGAAGGGACCACCCATCTGCTCGCCGTGTCCGCCTCCGCGGTGCAAGGCCTCGCCAGCCAGCGCGACAGCGTGGCGATCGACGGCGTCACCTACCAGGTCATCAATATCGACGACGATGCGCGGGCTATGCTCCGCATCTCGCTTGCCGGAGACATCTGATCATGAAGACACAGGAACAGGAAGCGCCGGCCGCCGCGGTCGATCCGATGGAGGAACTCTGCCAGGCGCTCTTCTCGTCGGAAGAGAGCGCCAAGAAGAAGACCGCGCGCCAGACCGCCGGCGCCATGACGCAGCGGCCATGGCCGCAATTGCCGTCCCGGCTCCGCTCGGCGATCCGCTCCGACATCGGTCGCTTGCTCGACAGTGGCAAGGCGCGCGCACAGATTCTCGAGGCGGGTTATTCCGCGGGTGTCGTAAACCAGGCGCTGCGCGACCTCGGCCGCACGGTCGCCTGATATGCCGCATCTCCGCAGTCAGATCTTCGCGGCCGTCATCGCCAGTCTCTCAGCCATCCCGGAGTTCTCCGGTGCTGACAAGGTGAAGCGCGGTCGCAAGGGCGCGATCCCGCAGGAAAAGCTGCCGGCACTCACCGTCACCTGGGCCGACAGATCGGAGATCATGACGCTCCGACCCTCATCCGGACCCGCCGGTGAGGACGGCTACGACCGGTCCCTGCCGCTCTCGATCATCGTGCACTTGCGGGACGATGAACCGGAGGAAGAATTCGACCGGCTTTGCGTGCTGATCGAGGCTGCGATCGCCTCGGACATGACCTTCGGCGGCCTCGCCATTGAGGCGCTGCTGCAGTCGGAACAGTACTTCGTCAACCCGCAGACCGGCATTTCCCTGCTTGCCGGTTCACTCAACTACCAGATCGCCTACAAGACGCTCGCCGCCAACCCGGAACAGGCTGCGCTGTAGGCCACCACTCCCACCAGCACAAAGAGGACTTTGCCATGGCTCTCGGCCGTCAGCTTACGCTTGCCCGCTCGACCGGCGCAGGCGCCTTCACCCTGGCCTGCATCACCGAACAGCGATCCCTCGAGATCAACAACGAGGAAATCGACATCACCAAGCCGAGCTGCACCGATCCCGGCAGCAAGCTCACGCTGGCGCTGATGTACGGCATCCAGTCCATCCGTTTCAGCGGGCAGGGCGCCTTCGTCGATACCGTCACGATGAAGGCGGTAACCGCCGATGCCGTCAACCAGGTCATCACCGAGTATCAGGTCACGGTGCCCGGCGTCGGCACCTTCGAAGGCGACATGCTCGTTTCGATGACCTTCTCCGGCGACAAGACCAACGAGCTGCAGGCCGACATCCGTTGCGCCATGACCGGCGCTCTCACCTTCGTGCCGGCTGTCTAAGCGGAGAGTTCCATGTTGCCTGCCAACCCATTACGCGGCGAGGCGGAGGTTCGCATCGGTGCGATCGACTTCCGCATCGCCGTGACCTTCTCCGGGCTCGCTCGTCTCTCCGACGCGATCGGCGCTCGCACGCTCGACGAGCTTTATGGTCGCCTCCTCGGCTTCGAGCCGAAGGCGGTCGCCTGCGCCGTCCGCTGCCTGATTGTCGCGGATGACGAGGATCAGATATCGGCGCTGTCGGCGAGGATCCTCGACGACGGCAACATCTCGGCCGCCGACCAGCTCGCCTGGCGCGAGGCGGTCGAAAAGGCGCTGTCGGCTCACATTGCTGCCGGGACAATTCGCCGGGACGAACGGACGGCAATGCAGATTGCGGGAGACGCCTTCCTGGGAAAGCCCGTAAGCCCCTCCTGATCAAGGATCATCTCAAGGCGCTGTACCGGCTCGCCACGAACCCGAAGATGCTCGGGTGGTCGCCAGAGACCTTTTGGAACGCGACGGCGGCGGAATTCGAGATGACAGTGGAGGGGCTTTCCGGGAATGTTCGTGGCAGACCGTTCATTTCGCGAGAGGAGGTTCGGCGCATTGCTGCAGAGCACGGCGTTCGGCCTTCGCTCAAGAGCAATCCGAAAGCGAGAACGATCGGGGGTGGGTAGTCCTGACCTGAAGATGCTTGGTGAGGGAGCCGAAATACCGCCGAGCTCGCACAGCCGGAACTCCCGATGACGGCCCGATGCGGTCCTCAATCGACGGAGGTTCGATCCCGCGACTTAAAGCGGATTGATATAGTTCGTTATGGCGATCTGGCGGAGCAGCACCTTCCGGATGAAATGGGCCGCCCTCACGTGATCGGTAAAAATCGCAGCATCGCCCGTGCTCCCCGCCGGTAGCCGTTTTGCAAACTCGGCGTCGTCCAGCTTCACCCTGACCACGAATGGCAGCGTCTGTATCGCCTTCGACGTCACGGCCGCGCCGGATGTCTGGGTCTGCCCGGTGGCCACCGCCTGAAGAACGCTTTCCACCTTTCCGGAGTAAACGGTTCCCGGCTCGAATTTGAACGTCACTTCGACAGGCTGCCCCGGCTCGATGTAGCGAGCGTCGATCTGCGGTATTTCGACACCGATGATCGTCTCGGACGTGTCAATGAACGCCATGACAGGCGAGAGAGGAAGATTGGCGACGCGAGCCCCAGCTCGTAGCGCTAGGTTGGTGACGTAACCACCGGCCGGAGCCCGGACCACCGTTTTGTCGAGGTCCCATTTGGCTCCGGTTACTTGGGCCTGCAATTGAGCGACCTCGGCTTGCGCCTGTTCGACGTCGTAGGCCCGACCTGCGCTGCTCGTCTGTAGTCTCGTCTTTTCAGACAGACGCAATTGGCTCAAGTGCAATTGGGCTTGCAGCGCATCAAGCTTGGCCTGGTAGGGGACCGGGTCGATACGAAACAGAGTGTCGCCTGCCTTGAGCGGCGTGTTCGCCTGCACAGGCACCTCGACAACCTCGCCCGCCACGTTCGGAACAATTGCGACGGAATTACGCACGACGAGCGCCGGTCCCTGCGGGGCACCCCAATTCATCGGAATGAACAGCCCGATCAGCAGCAGCAGCAGGACGACGACCGGGGAAATCTTCCAGAACAGATTGAAAGGCACGATTCGAAACCGCACCAAGCAGAATAGGATGACAAGGTAGACGTTGAGGAGGACGACGATCATTGCTCAATGCCCACCTGGCGTGCGCGCGGGACATCGACATAGGCCCAGATCAGCACGATCGGCCAAAGCGCGAAGCCAAGGAAAAGCGTCACCCAGCCGCCGACCGTCACCGCCTGCGCCCAAGGATGGTTGCGTCGCTTGGCGATCATTCCCGGCAGCATCGCAAGGAAGACCACAACGGCCACCGTACTAGCAGTCAAAACAACCAGCACGATCCAGGCAAATAAATCGACAAGGCTCATGGGCGGAGCCTCCTTTTGTTTGCGGGGCAGCGAGGCGGGAATATGCAAGCATCACCAAATCGGCCAGAGGCTAGGATAACGCCTTCGCCGCGTAAAGCGGCTATTTCAACTTGCAGACGTTAAAGATTAGCTGCAAAACTCTTGATCGGACGTGAAAACCCCTTCTCGCAGGGCGCAACTGATCCCGTTGGGCATCGCAAAAAGCAATCAAGGACACCACCATGAACGCTAGACATCTTGCTATGGCCGCCGCGACAGGCATTTCGGCACTCGTCGCCTTTTCCGCGGCGTCGTTTGCCGCTGAGCCGGTCACGATCGACAATTTCGTCCGTGCTGAGAGCGATCTGTATTTCAGCAATGTCGTCAAGGATGGTGGCTTTGGGAAGTTCTTCCATCGCCGTGAGCCGGCGACGATCGAGAACCAGTCCGTCATAAGACTGAATCGCGACACCCTCTATTCAGGCGCAGTTTTCGATCTCGAGTCAGGGCCCGTGACGATCACACTGCCAGACGCGGGAAAGCGCTTTATGTCGCTGCTGGCCATCAACGAGGACCACTATGTTTCCGCAGTATCCTATGGTGGGACGAGCACCTTCAGCAAAGATCAGGTCGGGAGTCGTTACATGGTGATTGCCATCCGGACATTCGTCGACCCCTCCGACCCGAAGGATGTCGAGCAGGTCCACGCGCTGCAGGATGCTGTTAAGATCGATCAGGCCGGAGGACCGGGTAAGTTCGAAGTGCCTGACTGGGACCAGGCCAGTCAGAAGAAGGTTCGTGACGCCCTTTTGATCCTCGCGACGACCATGCCTGACTTCAACAAGTCCTTCGGGTCCAAGGCTGAGGTCGATCCTGTACGTCACCTCGTCGCTAGTGCTGCCGCGTGGGGAGGCAATCCCGACAAGGACGCCACCTACCTCAACACTACACCCGAGAAAAACGACGGCAAGACAATCTACAAGCTTAACGTCAAGGATGTCCCGGTGGACGGCTTCTGGTCGATCAGCCTCTACAATGCGAACGGCTACTACGAAAAGAACCCATACGATGCCTACTCGCTCAACAACGTGACGGCCGAAAAGGGCGAGGACGGCTCAATTGATATTCAGTTCGGAGGGTGCGATGGCAGAATCTCGAACTGCCTGCCGATAATGAAGGGCTGGAACTACACCGTAAGGCTATACCGCCCGCGCGATTCCGTCCTCGATGGGACTTGGAAATTCCCTGATCCTCAGCCTGCGGATTAATTGCACGATTGCGAGCGGATCCAATGCGTGCAGAACCGCGAATAACCGAAACTGGCGCGAAGCTGGCGTGCGAGATCATAGGCTAGGCTTCCGCTCAACACCAGGCTGAAGTCTGTGGCGGGTCCAGTGTTCACCACTAGAACTTTTCCTTCGTTCCATCCTCATAGAGGACAGCGAAAACGCAGACGTGCGTTTCGACGTCCTGTTTCCTCAGCTTAAGGAGCCGATCGAAATGCGCCGGAGCCGGTCTCATCAATCGGGTGTAGATTCCTCCCACAGGGATATGAGCGTCACGCTCGACAGGCAGTGAGCCAATATCTCCGTCTAGCGCGTCGCGGAAATAAACGAGCGCCTCGATAATCCGAATGGGTTTCGGAGCTGTGGATCTAAGGTCCATGCTGACTTGGACTCTGAACTCGGCCGCTGATTTGGCCGACCAATTTTCTACATTCAACAGTTCTTTATTGCACCCCGCCGAAGCCTCTCCGGCAACCGAGCCGAACATAATCGCTAACAAAAACCTGAGCATGCGCTCCTCCCTTTCGCGGCGGAGCGTAGCTCTTTTTCTATTTTCCGCAACGAGGCACCGATGAGCCGTCCCGATATTCCCGTCACAATTTCCGGCGACCCGAAAGGTTTTGAGTCAGCTCTTGCTCGGGTGCGGGCGCTCTCGAAGTCGACAGCAACCGACGTCGTCGCGTCTTTCGGTCGAATAAGGAATCTCGTCGCGGGCGGCGCCGGGTTGGTGACGGGGCTTGTCTCCGCGGCAAGCGTGACCGCATTGCGCGACGCTGCGAGCGCGATCGCCTCAATTGGCGACGAGGCTCGGCGGGCCGGCCTCGATGTCAAGAGCTTCCAGGAGCTCAAGTACGTTGCCGAGCAGAACCGTGTTGGCGTCGACGCCCTGACAGACGGGATCAAGGAGCTGAACCTTCGCGCCGACGAATTCATCGTCACCGGCGGCGGTTCGGCGGCCGAGGCCTTCCAGCGCCTTGGCTATTCCGCCGAAGATCTGAAGCAAAAACTTGAGGACCCGGCTGAGCTTTTTTCCGAGATCATCGGCCGTTTAGGCGAGCTCGACAAGGCTGCTCAGATCCGCATCATGGACGAGATCTTCGGCGGCGCGGGCGGCGAACAGTTCGTGCAGCTTATCGAGGCCGGAGAAGCGGGCATCCGCGACACCATTAGTGCCGCGAACGACCTTGGCATCGTTCTCGACGAGCAGATGATCCAGAAGGCGGCGGAAGTTGATCGCAAGTTTAACATGCTGGCGACCACCTTCGGGACGAAGCTGAAGTCCGCCATTGTCTCGGCGGCGGACAGCCTTGCAGAGTTCATTGACGGCTTCCGGGACTTCCAGAGCCAGATGAACAGCACGTTGGGCAATCGGCAGGTTGAAATTGGCCGGCGGCAGCTCGAGCTCGAAACTGAAATTCTCACAAAAAAGGCTCAACAGCGAGAAGAAGCTGAGAAGCTCTCCGACGTGGCAAAGAGAAATGGGTTCGAAGACAGCAAGAACGCGAACCTTGCGGGCTATACCGGTCAAATAGCGGCGCTTGAGGAAGAGAGCCGCAGACTCCGAGAGGAGGACGCCAAAATTGGAAGCATCCTGAACGACCGGCTGAAGCCAATGAACCGCCCGGCTGAGCGCACATGGACGCCAATCGAGCCGGAAGAAAAAGGCGGCGGACGGTCCAAGAAAATCTCTGAGGCAGAAAAGGAAAAGAAGGCGATTGACGACGTGATCGCATCGCTGCGCGAGGAGCTGGCGATCATCGGCCTAACCGACATCGAGCGAGAGCGAACAATTGCGCTCCGCGAAGCGGGCGTCGAGGCGACCTCGAAAGAGGGTCAGGAGATTTCGGCGCTCATCGACGAAAAATACCGCCAGCTCGCGGCCGAGGAAGCGCTGGCCGAGCAGTATGAGCGCAGTCAGGAGGCGGCCGAGCGAATGGGACAGGTCCTCGACGAGCAACTGATGCGCATCGTCGATGGCAGCTTCGACGCGAAGGAGGCGATCGCGGCGTTGCTGTCCGAGATCATTAATGTCCAGACGAACGGGAAGGGGCTGTTCGGTTCACTCTTCAGCGAGATCTTCGGCGGCGGAGGAGGTTCCTCCTCCAACTTCGTGCCGACCACGACTCTCGGCGATTTCCTCGGCTATGGCGGTGCGCGCGCCAGCGGCGGTGATGTTTCTCCCGGGCGCATCTACCGGGTGAACGAATATGAGGACGAGTTCTTTGCTCCGACCAGCCACGGCCGGATCATCGCGCCGAGCAAAGTCCCGGGCGCGGCCGGTGAGGGAGGCGGGGAAGGCGGCCGCACCGTTGTTGAGATCGTACTGAGCAAGGATTTGTTGGCCAGCATCCTCGAGCAGACCGGCAATCAGACCGTGCGCATCGTGCGCAGCAACGAGGAAGCCCGGGCCAACTATCGCCAGAACGGCGGGGAAGATTTCTGATGGCGTTTCTCATTTCGCTTCCGAGCGTGGTTTACGGCCAGGTCGCGTTCGACCCGGTGCGCATCCGCGACACGAACCGCATGGAAGGCAGGCGTACCGAGACGGCCTATTCCGGGACGCCATATTGGGCCGCGTCCTATTCCGCATCGAAGCTGACCACGGCCGAGGCGGCGCTGTTCGACGCCTTCAACATGGATGCGAACGATGGCGGCTATATTGCCGGTTACGATCCGCACCGGCCGCGGCCGATCGCCTATCAGGGCAGCAACCCGCTTTCCGGCGTGAAGGCGGGTGGCGGTGTATTTTCTGGCGACGCGGTGTTGCAGTCGATAACTGACGCCAACACCATCGTCGTCTCGGGCCTGCCGGCCGGCTTTAAGCTCGCCCCTGGTGACTATGTCGAGGTGCGGAAATCGACCTTCATGCGATCGCTGCACCGGATCACTCTTGCCGCGACAGCAAGCGCGGCGGGCGTCGTGACGCTGAAGATCCGCTTCGGGCTCGACCTGCAGGTGTTCACCCTGCCGTGCACCGTCCATTTCGAGAAGCCATCCTGCATCATGGAGATCGATGCGGGGAGCTTCAGCCTGCCGAAGACCTGGCCGAACTATAATGTCCAGTTTACCGCAACGGAGCTGTTCCTCTCATGAGCGTGCTATCTTCCGAGGTCGAGGACCTGATTGAGGGCGGCGAATTCGCGCTGCTGGACCTGATCCGCTTCGATCTGCCCGGCAAAACGGTCGGCTATCACCGCGGCGGCCGCAAGTTCACCTATAATGGCTTGCTGTATCTGCCGAACCGGTATCTCCAGCCCGGCGACCTGGTCAGCGCCGTTGGCGTGGCCGTCACCACGCGCACCGTCGTCTTCTCCAATATTCCGGTGACCGATCCCGAAGACGCGGCCGCGCGGATCGAGGAGTTCAACTATCAGAACGCGCCGGTCATCATCACCTCGCTTGCCGGCGAGCCGAACACGAGCAACGTCGTCGGGGTGCTGGTCTCGACCATCTACGAGATCGACCAGGTGCGCTACAACGAAGGCGCGGTCTCGGGCTCCGAGCGGACGCTGACGATGATGATCGATCTACAGCCGCCGGGACGCTCGGCGCGCGGCTCGACGGGCGTCAAGCGCTCGCAGGCCGAACAGCAGTTCGACAACGATCCGACCGACACGGGCCTCGAGCTCGTGGCGACCAACGCGACGATCCCCGAGGAATGGGGACAGGTATCGCGCTGATTTAAATCATACAGCATAGAACGGTTGCGGAACGCTTGATGGACAAAGCGAGTCCGCCTCCGCCCTCCATGCCGCCACTTCAGAGACATTCCATGAATCGCTTCCGCATTGTCGAAGCCACGCTCGCGCGTGAGCTTGCGAGACCCTATGCCTATGGCTCGGCTGATTGCTTCACGCTCGGCTGCGCCTTCGTCGATGCGCTGACGGGCTCGGCAGTCGCCGAGAAGTATCGCGCCGCCTACCGCACGCTCGCCGGCGCGCAGCGGGCGCTGCGCCGGCGCGGGCACACATCCCTGGTGAGCTTCTTTGCGGCCGAGCTCGGCCAGCAGCCGAAGGGCGGGGCGGAAGCGCGACTCGGCGATCTCATCATCCTGCGTCTTGCCGATGGCGCCGAACATGTTGGCGTCTGCCTCGGCGCCCGTTTCGTCACCAAGACCGAGCGCGGCCGGAGCGATCACGGCCTCGCTGACGTCATCGCAGCCTTTGATCTCGGATAATTCAGCATGGCAATCTTCACAGGAATCGCCACGGCGATCGCCGGCGCGCTGTTCGGCGGTTCTGCGCTTGCCACCAGCCTGATCGGCGGCGCGCTGGCCTTCGGCGCCAAGTTCGCGATCGGCAAGATCCAGGCAGCCAAGCAGGTCAAACAGAAGTACACGGCCGTGCAGGGCGAGATCCAGTTCGGCGGCGACGTGCCGGTCGGAACCTTGTATGGCGTTGGCAAGACCAAGGGCCAGCGCGCCTTCTATGCCAAGTGGGACAAGGGCAACAAGCGCAATGCCGAGGTCTTCATCCTCGCCAACGGCTGGTGCGACGGGCTGGAGCCGTACGTCTACATGTATGGCGAGAAGTACAATCTCGTGGCACAGGCGACGATCGGCAACGAGGTCGCACGCTACGGCGTGCAGGGCTTCATCGACGGCGACGGCAACAGCGCGATCTCGATCCGCTTCTATGACGGCCGCCCGGGACAGGGCGTCGATCAGCGCCTCGTCGATGTGACGGCCAACCTCGGCAATAAGTGGAAGGCGACCAGCAAGCTTTCGGGCATGTGCTATGTCGTCGTCGAGCGCTACTATCACCTCGAATTCTTCCGTGACGCCGGCAAGGGCAAGCCGGACATTGACTTCGTGCTGCGCGGGCTTCGCGAATACGATCCGCGCAAGGACTCGACGGTCGCCGGTGGCTCCGGATCGCAGCGGCTCAACACGCCATCGACCTGGGTGCACACCAAGAACCCGGCCTTGCACCGGCTGAACTACCAGCTGGGCTTGCGTGCGCTTGTCTCCGGCCGCACGCTGATAGGCGAGGGCAAGAGCCTCGGCCAAATTGATCTCGCCACCTATTTTGTGGCGATGAACGTTTGTGACACGCTGCGGGCGAACGGCAAGAAGACCTATGAGTGCTCGCTTTTCGTCAGCGGTGACGACGATCACACAGAGGTGCTGAAGCAGTTCGACGACGCGATGGCCGGCTATGGCCTCAATCGCCGCGGCCTTTCCGGCGTCATTCCCGGTGCACCGCAGATCCCGGTCAAGGATCTGACTGCGGCCGACATCCCGATTGACCGTGCCAAGGACGTGCAGTTCCGGCCGTCGGCCTTCGAGCGCTTCAATCACCTTTCCGGCCAGTTCACCTCGATCGAATCGATGTGGAACCCGGAGAGCCTGAAGCCGGTCTATGTGAATGCGGACATCGCCGCCGACGGCCGCAACCGGCAGACGAGCATCGATTTCCTGCAGGTGACCGATCCGGACATTGCGCAGTATCTGCTCAACATCCGCTACCGGCAGAACCGCATGGGCGGCAAGGCGACGGTTCCCGTCAGCCGTCGCTTTGGTCTGGCGGTGCAGGAAGGCGAATGGATCACCTGGCGTGGCAAGACCTGGCTGATCAGTGAATGGCGGGCGGACGAGCGGCTGCGCATCACCCTGGTGCTCTCCGAGACCAGTGCGGCGATCTATGACGACGACGGCATCGAGCCCGGGCCGATCGTGGTGCCGCCGACGCCGCCGATCAATCCGTCGCTGCTCTCGACCGTGCAGAACTTCAATGTTGCCGTCGGCATGATCAACGGCGCGCAGGGCTATGACACGCCGGCGCTGCTGTTCACGTGGACGCCGCCAGACGATCCGACGATCACGGCCGTCCGCTTCGTCTATCAGATCGAAGGCACGACAGAGATCTTCGAGGATCAGTGCACCTCGCCTGAGGACGGTAGCTTCCGCACCACGAAGAACGTCGTCTCCGGTAAGGTCTACAATGCCCGGGCGACGATCACGACCGTGCCCGACCGGCTGCGCACATTCACGCCCTGGATGACGACGGCGCAGCCGACCGGATTGCAGACGCTGCTCACTGGCTTGCAACAGCTGCAGGACGATGCGCTGAACCGCTTCAAGGAACTGCAGCAGGAGATGGACGAATTCTTCCGGCCGCGCCTGGTCGAGCTGCTGGATGCTTTCTCACTTGAGGGTGCTGTCGGACAGATCGAGCGCCAGCAGATCGTTGCCACCATAGGTGACGCGCTGGCGCAGATCACCGAGGAGCGCCGGGTTCGCGTCTCCGAGAACGAGGCGATGGCGCAGTTGCTCACGTATCTGCAAGCTAGCCTCGGCACCACACATGCGCGGCTGATCACCGAGGAGACCGTGCGCGCAACGACGGACAGCGCCCTCGCAAGCTCGATCACGACACTCGACGCTGAAGTCGATGGCAACCTCGCCCGCTTGATCGCCGAGGAGACCGCTCGCGCAGACGGCGACGGCGCACTCGCGAGCAGCATCAGCGGCGTGAGCGCTGACTTCAACGGCCGGTTCGCACAAGGACTGGTGAAGTTCGAGGCGGTCGCGGCGCCGACCGGCGTTGATGCGCGTTTCTCCGTGCTGCTGCGGGCCGGGACCAACCAGAGCTTCAAGGTGTCGGGCTTTTATGTCGAGCTTTACACCGAAGGCGGTGTGCAGAAGTCGCGCATGGCCGTGCAGGCAGATCAGTTCCTCGTCACGTCAGGCAATAACCGCCATTACCCACTCGTCTTCGAAGATGGCGAGCTGAAGCTGGCCGTTGCCAACATCGGCACGGTCAATGCCGGTCTTCTTCAGTCGCTGAACGGCAAAATGAAAATCGACCTCAACAACGGCACGATCGAGATCTTCAGCTGATGACCAGGACAATGATTGGCGTCGACTCGACCGGCGCCGGCTGCATCAAGATCATGAAGAATGACGCCGACAATCCGCGCACCACGCCGGACAGCCAGCGGTCGAAGTTCCTCTATAACTCGAAATACGCTCTGAACGCGTCGATTGCCCATATCGAGCGTATCAATCAAATTAGCTCTGGCGGAAGTGTCCAGTACAATTATTACCCGGCAGGGTCGAACGCGTCCAACTATCAGAAGATGGAAGGATCAGGCGGCGGGGAATCGACATGGCTGTTCCGTAATTCCGCGTTCCCGAAATGCAAATACAATATGCCCCTGTTTGACGTGAAAGCCACACGGACGAACACCGGGCGTTTCAACCAGCAGCGAATTCAGCGCCGCTATTCAGGGAAATACTATAACGACCAGGGCGGCTATTTCTTTATGGGGAACTGGTATCAGGCCCCGTGGGTGAAAAACTTTAGCGGCAGCGTCAGTCAATGGGGTGATTTCCCATATGGTACCTATGCCAAAATCACCACGTCAACGAATGACGATGCATACAACCGCTTCTTGTCGCGAGACAAGCGGTTGATCGTGTGGAACCTGCCCGGCAATGAAGACCCGTCGCTGGAAGCGCCGCCATTGGCGCCAAATGGAACGAAGAACATCATTCTTCGATCCGATAAGATGATAATCGCAAAGCCCGGCTACAACGCGGAGACGGCGAACGAATGGCAAGTTTCGTTCGACAGCCGCCGTGTGCCGGTGAAGGTCATTGCCGCTGCGGACATCGCAATTCCTGCCGGTGAATCCTTCTATGAGACCGGCATCACCTTGCCGGGAAACATCGCCCTTGATGTTCATTTTTACGAGGGATCAACGATCTACTACCCGTTCAATCCGAACATGAGCAACGGCCTGGGTGCGGATTATTGGTTCAGCGGCTCGCGAATTTATTTCAATTCGTCCGATACGATGCGCGCCCGGTTCATGCTCTACCTTGACGCAGGAGACCCGCCGACGAACGGCAGTAACCGGGTGCTAAGGGAATTCACCGAAAGCGGCCAAGACGTTGTGCAGTTCTTGCGCCCTGGTTCAGCCAACCCGCCATCATGGGCGGATATCATCATCGATACGCGCTGGCCTTGCGTGCAAATCATAGCGGAAGGCTATTTCAGTGTTGCGGTAGGAAGCCCGCTCCAAACGGTCATCAACTTTGACGCTTCCGGCATGTTCCCGATGGTCAAATACATGACCAAACACGGAGCGGGGTCCGAAACGAGCGTTGGTAGTTGGACCGAGTCGATCAAGCTTCCGACGGTTCGTCAACGCGTTTACTCGACCAACAGCAATTTCGAGTGTGGTGATAGTTCCCATTGCCGCCTCACGCAGACAAGCGCCACGTTTGTCACCAATCGCGGTCAGCCCGGCGACTACTACAACGATGCGGACGATCCCGGCACGTGGCGAACGGAAGGCGCCGATCACGTGCTCGGCATCCGCTACTACATTCTCGGCATCCCAGCTTAGGAACTCCTGACATGACGATACCCTATGTAACGGGCACGGTTTCCGTGACCGCCGGCAGCGCCGTTGTCACCGGCTCAGGGACTGCCTGGGCGACGGCGTTGATTGCCGGAGGGCTGTTCGGCCTCGACAGCAGCAACGGCAACTCCGTCCCAATCCTTTCCGTCGACAGCAACACGCAGCTGACGCTGGCCAAGCCATGGCGCGGCACCACGGCGGCCGGGCAGGGTTATTGGATCATCCGCGACACGGCCTATCTGCAGCAGCAGACCGTCAACGCCCAGGCGCTCTCGACCTATATCCAACGGCTCGACAATGCGGTGCTGGCGGCTTTGGCCGGCCTGACGCCGGCCGCTGATAAGTTCGCCTATTTCACCGGAGCGAATTCCGGTGCTCTTGCGGACATCAAGGCGAAGGGGCGGGACCTGCTTTCGTCGACGACCGTGCTCGACGCCCTTCTGAAGCTTGGTCCTGTATGGGGCGGCTCCGTGCGATCCCCTGCTAACAGTGATGTCGGATTGGTCGATGGCGACCTCAACACGATCACCATTGCCGGCGTTTACACACTCTCGGGGAACTGGGCCAACACCTATGCTGGAGCTGCCTCGGTAGCCACGACAGGCACGCTCGTGGTTCTCCAGCGAAGCGCCAATGCCGTGTTTCAATATTTCTACCGAGACAACAACCAGGTCTTCAGAAGGAACACCGTCAACGGCGGCACAAGCTGGACGGACTGGACGATCGTTGAGCTACCGGTTGTGGGGACCGTATCAAACTCCGCGGGCTTTCCCGCTGGCGCCGTCATTGAACGGGGCAGCAATGCCAATGGGGAGTACGTCAAATTTGCCGACGGCACCATGATTTGCACGTCACCGGAACTTCCCGTCGCAATGACCCAGGCTGCCGGCAACGTTTTTTATTCCAACGCCGTGAGTGCGCCGATGCCGGTCCTTTTCACCGGAATTCAGCCGGTGGGGTTCGGTCACGTGACGACGACAATTAACGCCTGGGTGAACCCCAGAACTGCTTTCGGTTCGTGGGTGGGGTCGGCCTACGCCTATGCCTCTCGGACCAGCGACACGATCCGATTTGGTGCCCTTGGAAGGTGGTTTTAATGCAAATCAAGTTCTCTCCCCAACGCCGCGATGACCTCCTGACGGTCACCAAGGCAGGCGACGTTTTCACGATCAACGGTGTGCCATTCGACTTCTCGACCTTGCCGGACGGCGCCACGATCCCGGGCGGCAAGGTTCCTTGTGAATGGCTTGTCGGCCCCGTCGAACGGATCGCCGGCGAGCTTCACCTGATGCTCATCCTGCCGCACGGCCCGAGGCCGTCTCAGGCCGTTGCATTTCCTCCGCCACTCATCGACCCGCCCGACGGGGTGATTGCATTGCCGGCCGATCCGCAGCCGTCGATCCCTGATCCTGCTGAAGAGGAGCCCGCCGATGTGGACGGTTGACCTATCGAAAGTTGTCACGGCCGAGCAGAAGGCGGCAGAGGCGAGCGCTGCGCTGCAGGCGCAATACTCCGCCGCCATCCAGGCGCATCTCGATGCCAAAGCGCGCGAGCGGCAATATGACGGCATCCAGACCGCCATCACCTACCGCGGCGATCCGAACCCGCAGTTCGCGGCCGAGGGCGAGGCCCTCTTCGCTTGGCGTTCGGCAGTGTGGACCTATTCCACGGCCGAGCTGGTGAAGGTGCTGGCCGGCGAGCGACCGCAGCCGAGTGTCGAAGAGTTCATGACCGAGCTGCCGGCGTTTGAGTGGCCGTGACGACGCAACATTCCGGCACTGCCGCGCGTTTTATGTTCGGGGCGCAACATAGGAGGAGTGCGATGCGTCCCGACGAACGCGTCAAGATAATAGAATGGACTGCAGTTCTCGCCGCAGCCGCTTTCGTAGCGGCGCTTGTCGTGGCGTTGCTTCCCTGAGGCCGTCATTTTCAGCGAAGGCCGGAGAATTGCCGCTGTGTCCGAATGTAAGTGATGGCGGCAGCTTCTAGGCTTCTGCACTCAGCTTCACATCTAATCAGGGCCTCGTCGTCTTTCTCGGCGGCGCATCGAAGGCCGTCGCGGCGCAGACACGCATGCTCGTACGCCACGCAGAGCTTCAGAAATACGGAGCTGTTCATCATCCACGCGCTAGCACGCAGATCTGGCGCCGCCAAAAACAACCGGGCCATTCCTGCCTTCTGCGCATTCATGGCGGTGTTCGCTTTCGTTTGAGAGCCAATTCGTCTCAACAGGTGCGCCGAGGGAAAAGTTCCACCACATAGATCCCGCTTGGCGCGGTTCTAAAGCTCCCAACACAAGGACAATCAAATGGATAAGACCGTGCCTCCCGGCGCGGCGATCCTGCTCGACTTCATCCGTGAAACGGAAGTCGGGCGGAGCGACCGCGCGTCCTATGACGTGATCTACGGCCATAACCAGGCCAAGCTGCCGCAGCCGCTCACGACCATGACCTATGGCGAGGTCGTGGATGCCCAGAAGGCCTGGTCTAAGCGGTTCGGTTCCAGCGCCGCCGGCGGCTACCAATTCATGCGAGCGACGCTGATCGATCTCGCGAAGGCGGTTCACTCGATCAGCGGCACTGATCGCTTCACGCCCGATCTGCAGGACCGGCTCGGATACAGGCTGCTCGTGCGGCGCGGCTATGCCGAATTCATCGTCGGTAAGATCACCCTCGTCCAGTTCGCAGAGAAACTTGCGAAGGAATGGGCCTCCTTTCCGGTGCTGGTTTCGTGCAAGGGGGCGCATCGGGTTTTGAAACGCGGGCAGAGCTATTACGCCGGCGACGGGCTCAACAAGGCGCTCGTGAAGCCGGAGAAGGTCGAGGCGGTGCTGAAAGAGGTCCTCGAAGCAGCGCGGCGGCCGCATGAGCCTGTGGAAGAGAAGGCTCCAGCTTTGGTGGAGAAGACGGTGGTTGCCGACCCCGGTGATCTTGCGAAATCCGCGGGAAAGTCAAAAACGGTTTGGACGTGGGCACTCGCGGGAATAGGGGCTGCCGTATCCGCCGCAGGCGATTTCCTGGGCGGACTTGATTGGAGAGCGCAGCTCTTGATCAGCGCTGCGACGGTCGGCTTTGCCGTATACGGCATTAAGCGGCGAGCCGATCTCGCGAGGGCCGTACGTTCTCTCAAAGCGGAACTGGAGGCTTGA